TGAGGAATGCGTCAAAGCGATTGAAAGCGCCGAATGCATTCTTGAGGACGGGGAGGAGTATTCTCAGGGTTATAACGACGCTGTGCTGGATGCAATTTACGGAATAAGGAGTCTGAACAATGACATACACGATTAATCTCACGCGCAAGCTTCGAGGTCTGTTTAAGGAAGACGGCAAAGACCTGACTTGGGCTGAAATGCGGGCAATTGTTAACGAAGCGGCAGACCGCATCGACCAGCTTGAGGAAGAATGGTCCGAAAGCAAGCATCACGAAAACCTGCTGAAGGCTTTGGATAGCGGCTACGACAAGGGCTATCGCGCCGCCATGGAGGAAATCATCAGCATCGCTCAGGACATCAAGCAGGAGCATCAGGACGATGACTGACTACACCGACCTAATCGCACGGCTGCGTGGGAACGATATGCCTTGGTCTGTCAAAGACGCCGCCGACGCATTAGAGGCGCAGGCGGGGCGGATTGCTGAGTTGCGTAAAGAAGCTGACATGATGCACAGCGAATACAAGACAGCCCGCGCCCGCATCGCGGAACTTAAAGCGGCGCTGAAGCCGTTTGCTGACAAGGCGGATAAAGCCGAAGGCCCGTTTGAGCCGCCGTATCCTGTGGACTATTCGTTATGGAGAGCCGCCCGCGCCGCTTATCTGGGAGAGAAGGAATGAGTGACGACTTTATTGCGCTGCTGCGCGACGAACTTGCGGAAATGGCGTCAACCGCTTCCGTCGATATGGAATTGTGGAACAGGTTTTCAAACCGCGTTCTTAAAGCCGCAAACGTCATTGAAGAACAAGCCGTCCGCATTGAGGACATCGCAGAGAAATACAACAACGCTCTATTGTCGCCTGTTACAGAGAAGATGCTGAAAAACGCGGTTGAAGAGATTGTTCAGTTAAAGGCGGCGCTTAAGCCCTTCGTTGACATGGCAGACGAGTATGACGCCGCTTTTCCTCGGCCCTTGAATATTTGCCTTGCAGAATATCCAGAGGATTACCCTTTGTGGTGTCAAGCCCGCGCCGCTTATCTGGGAGAGAAGGAATGACTGACTACACCGATTTAATCGAACGGCTGCGTGGGAACGATATGCCTTGGTCTGTCAAAGACGCCGCCGACGCATTAGAGGCGCAGGCGGGGCGGATTGCTGAGTTGGAAAAGATGCTCGCCGTTCATCGTCTGGCGGTTGACGTTGACGCCTTAAAAGCCCGCATCGCGGAACTTGAAGCCGAGAACGAAGAACTGAAAAAGGCAATTTCTAAACCGTGGATGGGTTCTGCCCGCGCCGCCATGGAGAAGAAGAATGACTGAGCGATACGAATTGGTTGAGACCAAATATGATGGGGAACGCGAAGTTCATATCTCAAATGTCAGTTGGGTTATGGCTAACGCATTGAAAGACATTTTAGAGGATAAGTGCGCCGGTCGATTAACCGTTGAGGAAATGACTAACGCCGCCCGCGCCGCTTTGGAGAAGAAAGATGACTGATGAAGAACGTCGCAAAGAAGATATTCTTGCCGTAGCCAAAGCATTTCGCCAAGTCCTGACGGATAACTTTGCTGGAGACTTCCCGCGAGTTGTGGAGACGCTTCAGCTGGCTACAGCTATGGCTATTGTTGATTTAAAGAACGATGGGAAGATTACGGACGAAGGCATCAAGAAGTTCTTTATTATATACGTACCGGCCTTGCAGGATGTGTATAATGTTCTGAGCAATCCACCGCAGGAGAAGAAAGATGTCGGAATCATCCGAGATTAAAATCCAAGAACTTGAGAATCGTATAAGGATGCTTGAGATAGCCCTTACGCCATTTGCTAACATGGCCTACCAAGAACGATTTGATGCATATGTCGCCGCCCCGGATAACGCCTTAATGGTCGCAATGGGCTGGGGGAAAGAATCTGGTTTAGTGTTTAACCTTGGTGATTTAAGAGTTGCCAGAGATGTGCTTGAGCGTAAGCCATGACCCTCTACCAGATGACCGTCATCTATGTATCGTCAGTCATGTTTCTGATTGGCGTTGGCGTGGCGCTTTGGTGTGTGTGGAGATTCAGGAATGACTGATGCTATGGATGTCCTTCATGAGCGATTAGCAAAGCTTGAAAGAGCTTTTAAGATAAAAGATGAAAACGGACATCCTGTTACAACAGTAATGTCTGCTAATTCAAAGCTTACTTCAGTTCTCGAAGCTAGGGATAAGCGTATCGCAGAACTAGAAGCCATTCTTGACGATTGGGTCAAATGCGCAATTAGCGTTGAGATAAGGGATTACGGTCAGCCGGGCTATGAGGAAGCGATGAAGGCTTTTCGCAAAGCCAGACGTGCGACGTATAAATATGAAAGAGAACGTAATGATGGACCATGACGATGAACTAGACCGAATGCTTGTCTGGGCGGTAATCGCCGCCATAGCGTTTGAAACTTCAATCTTTGGCGTTGGATTTTGGATAGGTAAGAGTTGGAGGTAAACATGCAAACTGTAGTATCGCGTAACAAGCTTAATACGAATAGAAACTTCCGTGATATGTGTAAGCTTACTCCATACGAAGAGAAAATGTGGGAGTTGTTCCAGAAAGGAATGACATCTCGCCAGATAGCCGCAGAGATGGGCGCCAAAAGCCATCTCTCAATTAACAGCCGGATGAAGATAATAAGAGAAAAGCTGGAAAGCGCCGGAGCATGAGCCAGTTCCTGTCACCCCCGCCTAATAACGCTCCTATCGCCATTTATAATGATGGTGGAGGGCTAGTTACCGCCTACCAGGCTGCTGCACTCAGATATAAGATGGAAGGCCGTAAGGTGGAGATTAAGGGCTCATGCCGCTCAGCCTGTTTGCTCGCCCTATCCGTGCCAAAAGTCTGTGTGACGCCGGGGGCTCAGGTAAAGGCTCACCATGCCTATGAACAGATAAGCGGAACCGTAAGAACGGATATCACAAATCAGATGTTGGCGGATTTGCCAACACCCATTCGCAACCGTCTGGAAGGCAAGATTACCCCTAACTATAATCAGCAAGCCACCTTAAATTACAAAGACTTACGTTCTTTGGGCGTGGCAGATTGTAGTGACAATAAACCCGTTAAATCGATTATCGCAAAAGACAAGCCGGTAGCCTCAAAAGGGCTTACCTTTAAAATTCTGTCGCCAATTGATATAATCAATAGAGTTTTCCCAATGTTTAAGAAGTAATTGCCATGGCGATAACAAGAAAAGAACTAGAGTTTAAAGCTAGGGCGAAGATAGAGCTGAATAAAAGGCTTTATCGAAAGCGTTGTCAGGATGACTTTGCTTTTTTTGTCCAGCAAGCTTGGCCATCTATTGAGCCGGCCCAGCCCTTAATGTGGGGTAGGGCCATGGACTTGATGTGTGAACATCTTGAAGCGGTGAGAGACCATAGAATAACAAGGCTCATAATTAATTGCCCGCCGGGAATGTCAAAATCGACCTTGATGGCAGTTATGTTTCCGGCATGGATATTTACGACAGAGCCGACGGCAAAAATATTATCTGTCGCGCATAATCTTGACCTTGCTTTGCGTGATAGTGTGCGCTGCAGGCGACTTATACAAGGAGAATGGTATCAAGATTTATGGCCTCAAATACAGCTTGCCGGGGACCAAAACGCAAAAGCAAAGTTTGAAATTGAAGGATACGGCGGATTCCGTCAGGCTCTTGCCGCAGGGGCCATCACAGGCGTTCGCGCCGATCACGTCGTATGTGATGATTTATTATCAGCAACTGATGCTATGTCAGAAGCGATTAGAAATTCAATGAAGGATTGGGTTCTGGAAGCATTGCCTACTCGATTAAATAATCCGGGTGGGGAAAAGGCATCAACAATATCTCTAATACAACAGCGCCTTCACGAGGAAGATTCTACGGGCGTATTGCTTGAAAAAAATCTTGGATACGAGCATTTGATGCTACCTATGGAGTATGACCCAGGTAGGCATTGCGTTACCAGCGTGGGTGAGGATTGGCGAACTGAAGATGGTGAGCTTTTATTTCCAGAACGGTTCCCAAGAGAAGTTGTTGACCGCGATAAACAGGCAATGGGGCCATATGCCTGTAATACAGGAGAAGCTCCGATATTGATGGGAGATTTGTCTTTAAAAAGAATTGATGAAGTTTCTGTAGGTGATGAAATTATGGGATGGTCAAAAAAAGAAGGAGGCCGAACAAGAATTCATCGCACTACAGTTGAAGAAGTATATAAATATCGTGCCAAAGTAGTAAAAATCACTTTGGACAGCGGTGAAGTTATTAGGTGTACGCCAGACCATAAATGGTGGACGCAGAGGTATGAAAAAAATCGTGCTGAATACATCGCTGCAAATGTAGGAACGCCATTGGCGCGCGTATGCCCTTCAAACATTCCACATTTGACACTTGAAGAAAGCAGGATGGCAGGATGGCTCGCAGGTTTCTTTGATGGAGAAGGCTCAGTAAGTGTATGCGCCAAAGATGGAAAGGGAAAATATAATCCTAGTTACCAAATACATTTTTATCAGACAGCAGAGCAAAATCTGCCGATTTGCGAAAAGCTAGAGCAAGCTTTGAATATGTTCAAATTTGATTACACAATGAATGAAACGCCATCTAGGCAGAACAAGATAGGAGCATCAGGTAGAGTAGGGCAGAAATCAAGAACATATACGTTAGTAAATAAGCAGCATTCTTTGGGAGTGGCGCAAAAGTTTATAAATATTGTTAAGCCAGTAAAATGGGTTGACCGTATTCAGGCAATGGCTGAAGGGAGTAAATTTGTTAAGCAATGGGAAAAAGTAATATCAATTGAACCGGATGGAGAAGATGACGTTTATGCTCTTACCACTGGAACTGGAAATTATGTAGTATGGGGACTAGCATCATCTAATTCAGCCTCTCAGTTCCAACAATCGCCGTCACCAAGGGGCGGAGGGCTTATCAGGCGTGACCAATTCATGCTTTACGATGACGAATTAGCCAGAGAACAAGGAAAGCCAGACGCCGGCAAGTATCCTGACTTAGATATTATTATTGCTTCCGTTGATACTGCCTATACGACTAAGCAGGAAAACGATGCTTCCGCGATTACAGTATGGGGCATTTGGCAAAAAGGTGGAGCAAGCGCTAGAAGCATAATTTCAAGTTATGCTGACAATTCGAATGTCTTTGACATGAATGGAAAGCGCATCCAAATGGTGGACGAGCGCGATACGATACCATGCGCCATGCTCATGTACGCCAAAGAGTTAAGAGTGCCTTTGCACGGAGACGAGGTAGCTCGATTAGAGGGCGAAAGCCCTGAAGCATATCGTAGACGCTCCGAGTCAAAATGGGGCTTGTGCGAGCATCTGACAGATATTTGCAAACGGTTTAATGTGGATACCGTTTTGATTGAGGCGAAGGCTTCGGGAATATCTGTCGCCCAAGAAATGAAGAGATTAAATAAATTGGCTTCATGGACAGTCAAATTATGCAATCCCGGAAATTTGGATAAAGTAGCCCGTGTTTATTCTATTCAGCCTATATTTTCCAATGGCCAAGTTTATGCTCCGGAAAAGGATTGGGCGGATAAAGTAATATCTCAGTGCGAAGTATTTCCTCGCGGAAAACATGACGACTTGGTGGATACGGTATCTCAAGCATTGAGATATCTTAGAGATAACAACTTCTTAGCTCGCGCTGATGAGGTTGGGGCTCGCGTTGCAGACGAATACAATTTAGCTGGAAGCAAGCGCAAACAATGGATTTACGATGTCTAACAAGGTTTAGCTGACGCTTGACAAGGTTTCACATGAAACATTGCAAAAACTTCTGATTCAGTTAATATATTCCTAGATAATTGCGGGCTTTTGGATATAGCCATGCTAACGATTGAGGACCTGCACGAGCGGTCTGAAGAAATAACCGCCCGGCTAGACGCCATTTTTGAGGAAATCGTTGATGGAAAGCGGTTTACTCTGACTATGGAAACGGCCGCCGAGATAGTAAATTTATTACTAGAGGCGAAAAAGCTAGGCAAATCAATCAATTATCACGAAATTCTCGTGAGCAATAACTGCTCCGGACCCCACTAACACATGCCTATCTGGCATTAGGAACGCTCTCCATGGACGATTTTCGTTTTCTTAACCAGCCTGAGCCGGAAAAGCCTGAGGCTCCCAAGGGAGAGGTTGTGGACCTTGGGAGTGACGAGGCTGTAAAGCTCAAGCCAGACGCCATAGTTATTGAGAACGGGGATTCGACGGTCACGATTAATTTCGGGGGACTAGCTGATTTGCCTCCGGAAGGTGCTGAAGACCATGATGCAAATTTGGCCATGGTTTTGTCTGCCGGCGAGCTTGGGGCTATCTCTGACGAGCTTATCCGGTTAATTACTGACGACGATAGCCGCCAGCAACAGAAACTAGCTGACATTGTGAAGGGGATTGACCTCCTCGGTGTCGAGCTTCTTGAGCCTAAATCGGAACCAAATTCTGAAGGCATCTCGGTTATTAAGCATCCTTTGTTGCTTGAGGCTATTCTTAGGTTCCAAGCCAATGCTCGCGGTGAACTTCTTCCAGCCGATGGCCCTGTAAAGGTTCGCAATGAAGGTGATGGAACAGTAGATTTAGATTTGGCGGCCCAGCAACTTGAAGATGACTTTAATCATTATCTGACGACGGGCGCTCCTGAGTATTATCCTGATTTTGACCGGATGCTTTTTTCTCTTGGCCATTCAGGCGAGGCATATCGAAAAGTTTATTGGCATCCTTTAAAGCGCCGCCCTGTAGCTGAAACGATTGACCGTAAGGATATTATTCTCTCTGACGGCGCTGTATCGCTTGAGGCATGTTCTCGCGTTACACATCGCAGCAAAATGCGCCCATCGCTTGTTAAGCAGATGCAATTAGTTGGTGCATGGAGAGACACAAGTCTTTCGACTGGCTTGATGATGTCTAACAACAATGTTGTTGACTTAAAGTTAGACCAAGTTATCGGCATTCAGCCAAATATCAGCTTAAATATGGAACAGGCTGATAGAGAAATATTTGAATGTTACTGTGAACTAGATTTGCGTGGATTTGAACATGAGGAAGAAGGCGAAAAGACCGGACTACCGCTTCCCTATCGAGTAACCATCGACAAGGATAGCAGACAAATC